GCTATGGGAACCATAGCCAAAGGAATTGTAGATCTAGGAAAACAAGCCATACAGAGTTATGCAGAATATGAACAATTAGTAGGTGGTGTAGAAACCTTATTTGGAGATAGTGCTGGAGCAGTTTCTGAATATGCTAACAATGCATATAAAACAGCAGGATTAAGTGCAAATGAGTACATGTCTACAGTAACAAGTTTCTCAGCAAGTCTACTACAGAGCCTTGATAATGACACAGCACAGTCAGCTAAGATAGCTGATATGGCAATAAGAGATATGTCAGACAATGCTAATAAGATGGGTACAGACATGTCATTAATACAAAGTGCCTACCAGGGATTTGCAAAACAAAACTATACCATGCTTGATAACCTGAAACTTGGATATGGTGGAACCAAAACAGAAATGGAAAGGTTATTAGCAGATGCACAAAAAATAAGTGGAATAAAATATGACATAAGCAATTTAAGTGATGTATATGAAGCCATACATGTCATACAAACAGAGATGAAAATATCTGGATTATCATATGAAGAAGCAATGGCTAAAGTTGCAAGTGGAGAAATGACATTAGAAGAAGCTACAGAAGCTATGGGAACCACAGCTAAAGAAGCTACACAAACTATCAGTGGATCCGTTAGTGCAATGAAATCAGCTTGGTCAAATTTAATCACAGGAGTAGCAGATGAGAATGCTAACTTCGAGGGATTGATAACAAACTTCGTAGATAGTGTAATGATAATGGCTGAAAACATAGTTCCAAGAATAAGTATAGCCTTAGATGGAATTATAGAATTGGTATTAGGATTAGCAGATACACTATTACCAGAAATATTAAACATAGGAGTAGAATTAATACAAAAATTAATTACAGGAATAACAGGAAATATTGGAAGCCTGATGACAGGACTGAATCAAGTAATAAATACGATACTAAATGCATTGATAACAATGCTTCCACAAATCATATCAGCAGGAATTCAGATAATAGTATCTTTGATCCAGGGAATAGCAACATCATTACCAACACTAATTCCACAAATAATTGAATGTGTGATTTTAATGGCAACAACATTGCTAGATAACATTGGATTAATAATAGATGCAGGAATTCAATTGATAATTGGCTTAGCAGAAGGATTGATGAATGCACTTCCAGACCTGATAGATAAAATACCTGTAATAATTGATAAGTTAATTCAAGCAATCGTAGATAACTTACCAAAGATAATAGCAATGGGTATTGAATTAACAGTTAAATTAGCAGTAGGGCTTGTGAAAGCAATTCCAAACCTAATAAAAGCAATACCACAGATAATATCTTCATTAGTTACAGGAATAGCTAGTTACTATTCGAACATGATAGCCAAAGGTAAAGAATTACTTGGGAAAATAAAAGATGGAATAGTAGAAGGAATAAAGAAAATCCCAGAAGTAGGAAAAAACTTAGTACAGGGATTATGGAATGGAATAAATAATGCTAAGGATTGGGTTCTTGGAAAAATAAAAGGATTTGGAGATTCCATATTAAAAGGAATAAAGTCATTCTTTGGAATAAATTCTCCATCAAAATTATTTGAAGACCAGATAGGTAAAAATTTAGCATTAGGTATTGGAGAAGGATTTACAGATGAGATGGATAATGTAGCTACAGATATAGAAAATGCAATACCTACAGATTTTGATTTAGGATTAAATACAAATATTAATCCAGCAGGAAGTATAGATACTAACTTCAGTAAAGTAATGTTGGTAGATGCATTTAAAGAAGCCTTATCAGGAATGACATTTAAAGCATTTGATGAAACCTTCGGAGAATTAGTGGTTGATAATGTAGAAAAGGTGGTGTATTCATAATGGCATATATAGAATGGAAGGGAATAAAGAGTAGTACAATACCAGGATTATTGATATGTGAATTACCACCTATCACCAAACCTAAAATGAGAACATCAATTACCAAGATAGATGGTAGAGATGGAGATGTTATTGAAGATTTAGGATATGAAAGTTATACAAAAAATGTCAAAATTGGATTAACCAGAAACTATGACATAGATGAAATAGCAAAATACTTCACAGGAGAAGGAACATTGAATTTATCAGATGAACCAAACAAAATTTATAATTGTAGGATCATAGATAAGATAGATTTTGAAAAACTGTTGAGATTTAAAACAGCAACAGTAAAATTTCACACTCAACCATTTAAATTTTTAAAAAATGAAGCAGTAAAAGAATTAGCAATAACTACTCAGACATCATTAGTGGTTAATAACCAGGGATTAGAAATTTCAAAACCAATTATTACTTTATATGGAAGTGGCAATGTAGAAGTTGCTATAAATGGTTCAACAGTATTTGAATATACATTCCCAGCAGGAGAAACTTCAGTAGTAATAGATAGCTTACAAGAAGAAGCCTATCTAAATGGTGTATATAAAAATAGATATATGCTCGGAGAATTCCCTAAATTGAAAGTTGGAAATAATACCATTACTTGGACAGGAACTTTAACCAAAATAAAAGTAGAACCAAAGAGTAGGTGGATATAATGATTAAAGTTTATGAAGCCAATGAAAGATTATTTAACCATAATGGGTTAAAAATATTACATCCAACTAAAGCTGATATTTTTATAGAAGACAATGGAGAATATTATCTCGATATAGAATCAACCATTGATGATATTGATTACTTGCAAGAAGGAATGATAATAAGAGCAAATACAAGATGGGGAGAGCAGGGATTTAGATTAACTAATCCAAAGAAGAAAAATAATAAAGTGATAGTTAGAGGAAATCATTTATGGAAAGACTCATCTAGATATGTAATTGTAAATGCATATGCAGAAAACAAAAATTGTAATGATGCATTAGACCACTTTAATAATGCATGTGATAGTGCAACACCATTCTCGATGATATCAGATATAGCTGATTTGAATTCAGCTAGGATAATCAGAAAGACATTAGAAGAAACCATAGCTGTTGTAATAGATAAATGGGGAGGACATTTATATAGAGATAATTGGAATATAGGTGTTAAGAAAACTATTGGCATGGATCGTGGAGTTGTAATTAAATATGGTAAGAATTCTACAGATATAGAAGCCACAGAAGTATGGGATAATGTTGTAACTAAATTATTGCCTGTTGGATATGATGGAATAACATTGCCAGAAGTCTATTTGATATCTGACATGGACATTTATGATGTACCATATACAAAAGTAATAAAATTTGACCAAGAAATAGATCAAGAAGAATTTAAAGATGAAAAAGGCAACCTGGATGAGGTTGCTTATAAAGAAGCATTGTTAAAAGATTTAAGAAGCCAAGCAGAAAGATACTTAAATGACAATCAAATATTTAAATGTAACTATAAAGTTAAAGCAAATATTGATGGTGTAGTAGATTTAGGAGATGTAATATCTGTTAAGCATGAAAAACTAGGAGTAGAAATATCAACAAATGTAATATCTTTAAAATATGACTGTATAAGAGATAAATACATTGAAATAGAATTCGGAAATTTCAAAAACAAATTGAAAGATCTAATTACTACAATAAAAAGTGATACTGATAAAACAGTTAATTCAGCCAAAGAAGTTGTTACGGTACAATTACAGGATGAACTAAATGAAGCCACATCTAAAATATGGGGAACCTTAGGAGATAGTTATGTAATATATGAAGGTAATAGAATTCTAATAGTTGATAGGTTACCAAAAGAAGAAGCAACCAATGTAATGATGATAAATTCACAGGGCATTGGTTTTTCTAATTCAGGAATTAATGGAGCATTTACTTCAGCCTGGTTAATAGATGGAACTTTAGATATGCAAAGTATTAATGTTATCAATATGACAGCAACACTTGTAAAAGGTGGAACATTTAAAGTAGGAGCTCATGTTAATGAAGCAGGAAGAATAGAAATCTATGATATAGCAAATACACTAATAGGAACATTCGATGAAAATGGAATCTGTGTATTTGGAAAAGATGGAAGTAAGGTAATAATTAATCCAGAAGAATTTGCAGGATATGATTTTAAAGGTAACAAAGTATTCTGGATGAATGGAGATGAGTTCCATATGA